AAGTGTCTTGTTGGTTTCTACGACTGGGAGTACATGAAGAAGAAGGGTCGTTCACCTACCCTACGTCGCATGGTTATCTCTAACGTCGTGGAGTACGAACCTGAGATGAATCTTGAGGAAGCCGTGTGATACTTATCGACGGTGACATGCTTGTCTATCGTGTAGGCTTTGCCTGTGACGAGGAACCAGAGAAGATAGCAATCCAAACTATGGCTAACTATATCTCTGAGATAGTCTCTGATCTGTCTGAGCATTACAACGATTACAAGCTGTACCTTACTGGCAGCAGCAACTTCAGAAACGAGGTTGCTGTTTCTCAGCCTTACAAAGGTAGCCGTCCATCACGTAAGCCAGTGCATAAAGACTTACTCCGTGAGTACATGCTCGATGCATGGAAAGCGGAACTCTCTGACAACATGGAGGCTGATGACTGTATAGCTATCAAGTCTACTGAGTTAGAACACAAGTCTATTATCTGTTCTCTTGACAAAGACTTTTTNCAGATACCTACTAAGATATATGACTACACCAAGAAGATCATGAAGGAAGTTGACGAACGCTNTGCAACAGAGTGGCTGTACCGTCAAGCCTTGATGGGTGACAGGGTAGACAACATCGCAGGGGTACACGGTATAGGTCCGAAGAAAGCAGAGAAGGCACTAGCTGACTGGGCAACAGAGAGGGAGCTATATGAGCGGTGTCTTAAGTTATACGAAGACAATGAACTCAGTGCTGATAGACTCTATGAAAGCCTTCAGCTTCTATACCTTCTCAGATCTTCTGATGACAAGTATAGGATACCTGATGAAGTTTGACAGTAACCTAGAAAAGAAGTTATACGCAGAGATGAAGAGTTGTACTTATCATCCTGCACAGAAGATTAGCTACATCATACCTAAGATGTACGAGCCTGACTTCTGTTACAACAGTAACGGATGGATGACGTACATAGAGGTTAAAGGTAGATTCAGAACTAGAGAGGAGGCGCGTAAATACGTAGAGGTACGTAAGGCGCTAGGTAAATATGAAGATCTTGTGTTTGTATTTCAGAATCCTAACACACCGATGCCGGGTTCGAGACGACGGAAGGACGGTAGTCGTTACCGTATGAAAGACTGGGCAGAGAAGAACGGATTCGATTGGTATACACCAAGTACTCTACCAAAGGAGTGGCTATGACTAGGCACTTAGTAATACCTGATACACAAGTAAAACCTGACAGTAACTTCGATCATCTGTATTGGGCAGGGCGCTACGCCGCAGCAACTAAACCTGACGTTATCATTCATCTGGGGGATCACTGGGACATGCCAAGTCTCAGTAGCTATGACGTTGGGAAGAAGTCGTTCGAGGGTAGACGCTATGTCAATGACATTGAAGCTGGTAACGAGGCAATGGCTAGGTTTCTAGAACCCATTGAGGCAGAACGTAAACGCCTACGTAAAGGTAAGCGTAGACTGTGGAAGCCTCGCATGGTGTTTCTTCTAGGCAACCACGAGTACAGAATAGAACGGGCTATCGAATCAGACTCCAAGCTAGATGGACTGATGTCATACAACGACTTCTATCTAGATAGCTGGGAGGTAGTACCGTTTTTACAACCCATCATCATCGACGGTATAGCGTACTGCCATTACTTTACCAGCGGTGTGATGGGTCGTCCTGTTACTACTGCAAAGCTCATGTTGCAGAAAAAGTTTATGTCATGTATCATGGGACATGTTCAGGATAGGGATATAGCTTATGCAAGAAAAGCAGATGGAAGTAGTATTACTGGTTTGTTTGCTGGCATTTTTTATACTCATTCTGAAGATTATCTAAACCCTCAGACTAACGGTAGCTGGTCAGGTATCTGGATGTTGAATGAAGTAGACAACGGATCCTTTGATGAACTACCCATCAGCATAAACTACCTCAGGAGAAAGTATGGATGACGTTCGACGAGTTGTTAGAACACGTTGCCGAACACTACGATGAGGTAACAATCATGGAAGCATTAGAGATCACGGCAGAAGACTTAGTAGAGCGCTTCGCAGATCGTGTTCTAGAAAAAGTTTACAAGTTTAAGGAGATGGAATGAGTATTGATGACGCAAGTCCCGAAGAGTGGGATACAGTAAGAGCGCTTAACAACCTATCAATCAGAAAAAAACCAGACCCAGTAGAACAACCTGACCACTACAACAAAGGTGCTATCGAAGCTATTGAAGCTATCAAAGCATCTATGCCTGCTAATGAGTTTAATGGCTATCTAAAAGGTAATGCGTTGAAATATCTGTGGCGGTACGACTACAAAGGTAAACCAGTAGAAGATTTACGTAAGTGTCGCTGGTATATTGACAGATTAATTAAGGAACTAGTTTAATGGATGCATATCAACAATACATACACAAGTCCCGCTATGCACGTTACCTGCCAGAGGAACAGCGACGGGAGACTTGGGAAGAGACAATCGACAGATACCTAAACTTCTGGATTGATAAAGGTAGACTAACATTAGAAGAGGCCAACGGTATTTTTTCTGACATCCACAACTTAGATGTCATGCCTTCTATGAGGGCGCTTATGACTGCAGGAGAAGCTTTAGATCGTGACAACGTAGCTGGCTTTAACTGTAGCTACCTACCTATCGACCATCCTAAAGCGTTTGACGAAATGATGTACGTCCTGATGTGCGGTACAGGCGTAGGCTTCAGCGTTGAGCGTCAGTACGTATCAAAGCTACCTGAAGTAGCGGAGGAATTTCATGACACCGATACCGTTATACACGTCGCCGATTCTAAAATTGGCTGGGCTAAAGCCTACAGAGAACTTATTAGCTTGCTCTATTCGGGTCAGCTTCCAAAGTGGGACATATCTGGAGTACGACCTGCAGGGGCAGCACTTAAAACCTTCGGCGGTAGAGCATCTGGTCCAGAACCTCTTGTCGATCTCTTTAACTTTACCGTTGAAGTCTTTCGCGAGGCTCATGGACGTAGGCTCTCCTCAATTGAATGCCACGATCTCTGCTGTAAGATTGCACAGATCGTCGTCGTCGGCGGGGTTAGGAGAAGTGCTCTCATCAGTTTGTCTAACCTCACTGACGATAGACTCCGACGATGTAAGTCAGGACAATGGTGGCAAGACAATCCTCAACGTGGTCTAGCCAACAACAGTGCATGTTATACAGAGAAGCCAGACTTTGAGGCATTTCTAAATGAATGGAAAAGTTTATACGAGTCCCGATCAGGAGAGCGAGGTATGTTCTCTAGAGTCGCAAGTCAAAAGCAAGCTGCAAAAAACGAGCGACGAGATGCTACCTATGATTTTGGAACTAATCCATGTAGCGAGATCATCCTACGGCCTTACCAATTCTGCAATTTATCAGAAGTTGTTGTCCGGGCAACCGATACGTTGTCAGACCTCAAACGAAAAGTTCGTGTTGCGACTATCCTTGGAACTCTACAGGCTACCCTAACGGACTTCCGCTACCTACGTAAGGTGTGGAAAAACAACACAGAGGAAGAAGCATTACTAGGAGTATCACTTACTGGTATCATGGATCATCCGACGTTGTCGGGAAGGAAGGACAAAGGTGTACTCAAGACATGGCTTACTGAGCTACGTGAAGAGGCTATCAGAACGAATAAATCATGGGCTGACCGACTGGCTATTAATACTAGTTGCGCTATCACCGCCGTTAAGCCTTCTGGTACTGTTAGTCAATTGGTGGATTCTGCTAGCGGTATCCATCCACGATACGCACAACAGTACATCAGACGAGTACGAGCAGATGCAAGAGACCCATTGTGTCAAGTACTGGAAGCAGCTGGAATCCCCGTAGAAGACGATGTAATGTCACCCAGTACTAAGGTATTTAGCTTCCCTATAAAGTCTCCTGACGGGGCTGTGGTGGCCTCTGAGATGGGTGCAATGGAGCAGTTAGAATTGTGGGAGATATACCAAGATTATTGGTGTGAGCATAAACCATCTATGACGTGTTACTATCGTGATGATGAGTTTCTTGAGGTAGGTCAGTGGTTGTACAACAAGTTCGACAAGATAAGCGGTGTTAGTTTTCTGCCTTATTCCGAACATACGTACCAACAGGCTCCTTATGAACCCATCGACGTAGAGACCTATGAGAAGCTGAAGGAGGAATTCCCAGAGACGATTGATTGGAACATCTCTGAGAACTCTGACATGACGGAAGGGTCTCAACAGTTAGCCTGCACGGGTAATAACTGTGAGTTGTAACTTATGGGGCTTCGGCCCCTTTTTAGTCTAAAATGCCTGTACCTTTAATAGTCTTACCTACAATAGGTAACGCCTCTATTGTTTCATCAGGTATAGGATCGCCCTTTCTTAGCGCATCAGCTATATCTTCTAAAGCAGCGGCAGGTAATGTAGCGCCTATAGGCGGCATCGTGTTAAGCAGCATAGCGTGAGCAGGATCTTCCATAAACTTAGCATAACCATAATCGTTAGCGCCCATTGCACCAAACGTAAGAACAGAACCTATCTGATATAAAGCTCCATACGCAGCTTCCTCAGGGTCAGGAGCCTCACCTTTAATTACTTGACGAGCTTCGTTAACAACACCGTATCCACCTCCAGACAAGACCATGTACTTCATAGCATTAGTAAGTGCTTCCTTCTTGTTGCCTTGCTGCCACTCTCTAAAAATACGTCTTTCCATTAAGTCAAACTGCTTAATAGCAAAACCTTTAAGCATGTAAAACAATCGAGCATTAGGATTAGCAAGACCGAAAGATGTCTGAGCAGCAGCGTTAATAGGCTGGAGCCTAAACAAATCAAACATTACAAGATCACGTACTAACTCACTACTGGTATTGTTAGCTGCAATGTCTCGTTTAAGTTGATCTATCTCACCACGGCTAAAACTATGTTTCCATTTTTCATCAAACTTACCAGCTCTTATGTCTTGCTTTGCTTTATTAAAAGAAGCACCCATAATACGGCTTTTACCAAACTTATCTAGCCCTGAAAAACCTGACCATTTCATAGACCATCGCAACAAATCTTCGCTGGCCGTTGCTAGTTTTTGTATAAAAGCGGGACCAAGAGTAGGATCGCCTTTGTTAGCTCGACGTACAAAATCACCAAATACTTGCTGGCCCAACCCTACTTCATCAGCAGTAAGACGTATACCGTTCTTAGAAAAAACAGCCTTAAGAACATTACCTACACCTAACTCAAAAGAAGCGTTAAACAAATCGTGTATGTTCATCAACGCACCATAAGGATTAGCAATAGTCCCTACGTACCCAAGAGAACGAACCATTTCTAATTCTTGTGCCATACCTCTATTGGCATTGACGCCTAAATCATCTAGAACTTCAATAGCGTTTTTTATCTGAACATCGCTAAGACCTTCTTTTTCTAGTGCTTCACGTATAATTTTTTCGTCAAACAACTTAAAAGTATCAGTTTCTATTTTAGCTAATGCCTCAAGGGCAGTCATTTCTCCTGCTTCTACTTTTTGCCTAAGACCTTTAGGTAGTTCTTTTAAAGCAGGAGCAACAAGAGGAGTTCCTGAAGTACGAAGACCTAGCTGCTTACCTAGTTCCATACGGGTAAGAGTTTCTCTTTGCCATCGCCAATGAGAATCAAAAATATTTACGTACTCTAGTTGTTCGTCTAAAGGTTTTTCTCGCTCTTTTTCCATAGCTTTACGTTTGCGAGCTTTACTAGCATCATCTTCAGCCTTTGATGCTGCTCTTGCTCTGTTAACACGTAGGCTTACATCGTCATCGCTGGATTTAACAGCAGAGTGCATCCATATATTAGATAGCGGACCTTTAGTAACTTCTTTCCGATATCGAGTATTAAACTCTACGTTATCATCAAGAAATCTTTGTAACCTGTCACCAGCGCCTTCGCCTATTTTTTTATTAGCATAAGCTTTAGCTCTATTTAAAGCAGACTGAGCAACCTTTCCGCCTAATCTTTGTGCGTTTACAGCATCTAACAACATGTCGTTAAACTCAACATCGTCAGCAAGATTACGAAGGTCTTCCATACCTTTCCATATATGGTCTAATTCTGCTTGACCACGTACAGTACGATTCATTCCTCTAATAATACGCTCAGAAAAAGCCTTACCTACCGTTGTTTCAGCTAACGTAGCAAGAGGAGATGCTAAACGACGAAGCTTTACAATAGTATCTTGGGCAGCGGGTATTGTTCTATTAACGTCTAACGAAAACCTTCCCGCTACATTATCAAGTAAATCACGTCTATACGCATTAAGATCATCAACATCAACAAACCCTCTAGTAGAGTTCTTTCGTAGTTCTTTTATTCTTTTGTTCTTACTAACAATCTTATTAAGTTGTTTATTAGAAACGCCCATCTCACTGCCAAAGTTAAGCAGCCTTAAATTAAAGTTACCCAATTGATTAGGATCTACGCCCTGACGACCTAAAGATTCAGCAAGAAACTCAGTTTCTCTAATAATAAGCTGATCTACTACTTGGTCATCAGTAAGCTGTGCATCAGGACGAACAACTACTTTATTCTCAGATACAACATTCTGCAAAGCGTCTGTTTGTTGTTTATGCAAAGACTCTGTGTCAGTAGACTTACGGATAAAAGAAGGATCAAAAACTGACTCAATTACTTTACCACCTACAAAACCAGCCCCTGCTCCTGTGACTCCATACATACCACGCTCTTCAGGAGTTTTTCCTGAGCCGACTCCGTAAGCAAAACCTTCAACAGCTCCTTGTTCAGGAAGTCTTACTATACCTGCTCTACCCAAAGCAGCCGCTGTCATAACCCCACCGGGAACAATACCTAAACTCTCGCCAAGTACAGCAGCTCCAGGATTTAAATATCTAAACTCTTCTCGTTCTTTATCTATACGATCTTTTTCAACAGCATAAGACGTACCTTTTTCTTTTGAGGCAACAAAAGCTTCAAGCTCATCGGCAGCTTGTAAAGTTAAACCTCCCATAACTTCACGAGCAAAACCACGAGACAACTTTTCTTCTTCGTCTAACTGCGCTTGAATAGATTCTTTTAACTGATCAGAAAAACCAGAAGGTATTACTTCTCGTGGTAAATTAGATTGTTTTCTGTACTCAGCTAATTTTTCTTCGAAATCGTACTCTTCGATACTTTGAACAAGGGAATCAGAAAGTTTTAAACCTAAATTTTTAAGAACACCGCCTATATCAGAACGTTTTACATCACCTATCCGTGGTCCTCTAGCTTCTTCAAACTCTTCTCTTGTCATACCATACGTACCCATAGGACTAATGCCCTCACGTACAGGAGCAAGTCCAGAGTCAGCTACAGAAGGTAACGATACAGAAGGTAACGACGGCTTTGATTGAGCCATTAATTCAGTAAGAGTAACATCAGGTTTGTCAACGCCTACAGAAGGAACTTTAACAGAAGGCATAGATGGTTTTGATTGAGCCATCAAATCAGTCATTGTAACGTCTGGTGTGTCAACACTTACACTAGGCATTGATACACTAGGTAATGACGGCTTTGACTGAGCCATCAAAGCAGTCATTGAAACGTCTGGCGTGTCGAGACCTACGTCGCTGATTCTAGAGATTAACTTATCAAACATACTAGGAGGACTATCAAAGTCTGTATCAAACTCGTCTCCGGGCTTGACATCAAATTTTACTCGAGTAGGTTCTTGAATAGTAATAGCAAGCATTTTAGCAACGGACTCTTCATCTGTTTTTAAAACAGCCGCCAGCTGAGGCAAAGTCGCACCAAGATCTATAGCTCTACGAACAAGATCTGGAAGTCTACGTTGAATCTCTTGCCTCCTAGGATCAAGGTCTTTATTAACTTCTTCTTTAGTAGAAGTATTTTTGGTTTTATCCGTTGACATAAAAATTCCAACTTATCAAAAATTATTCATTCTATTTGAACGAGTAGCTTCTGCTCTTATCTGATTTAATATTGCTATCGCCTCTTCCCTTGATACATTTTGTTCTTTCATTATTCCTTTAATATTTTTTTCTCTTTGCGCTGCTATAGCTGCTTCCGCATCTGTTATTGCCGATGATTGTTCTTGACCCGGAATCATCTTACGCATTCCAGCCATACCGTAATCAATAATTTCTTGTTCAGTAGCCTTTGGATTCTGTTGTATATACAAAGCAGCTTGTTCTACAAACATTTTTCTTTCAGAATCTTCCATATCTTCTAAAGCATCTGCCATGTCATTACCTTGCCAGACCCATGTTTTACTTCCTCTAGCTTCAATAGCATCTATTAGGTTATTGACACGTACCTTTGCTGCTTTTTCTCCTGTTTTAAGACCTTTAAGCCTTGCAATATCAGAATCAACAGCAGTTATTACACTTTTAACAGCGGTTATACGTTCAGGTCTCAACATAGTAGACTCTGGATCCATAACTTTAGAGTACAAATCAGAAAGTCTTTCATCCTGCTCTAACAAATAAGGATTGTTTTTAATGTAATCAGTATAAAAAGGATCTAATTTTCCAGATTGCACAGATGTTACACGAGCATCTTTACGTGTCTGTAAAGTGTTTACTTCTTCTAATATATCTGATACAAGACGAGGAGGAACATCAATAGTTTCACCACCAACACTTACTGTTGGAGGCACTTCAGTTTGATTGTTTGCTATCATTTGTGCTGCAATAGTGGTTGTTATAGTATTATCAGCTAGTACTTGTTGATTGGCAATATAAGTGTCTCTACTAGCTGTCAACCTAGCAGCTTCAGCATACTTCCCAGTTCTGTTTAACCTATCAATAGCAAAGTTAAATCGCTCAATAGGAGTCATAGAAGCAAATTGCTCGTTTTTTTCTTTTTGTGCTTGAAGTGCTGGAAGTTGCCCTATGCCTTGACCTAATTGAAAAAGGTTTTGACTGAAACTAGGACGCATTAGAGCACTTAAAAATCCTTGTGAATAAGTAGCCATTATTTTATCCTTTAATCAAATATTCCGCCAATAACATCAATAATAGAGCTACCGCCTTCAGGTGTTGGAGAAACTAAACCAGACAACAATCCTGTACCAAGCTGACCGAATAGCTCTGCCTGTCCAAGACCTGAACTAAGCAACGCCTGTAGTCCACCCATTTCTGCTTGACCAAACAAACCAGCACCTTGTAGCTGAGCGCGTTGAGCCAACTCTGCAGCCGGGAGACCTGCTTGAAGTACGTTGAGTGCCTGAGCTTGCGGCAAGTAAGCAGCGCCAAGAGCGCCTGTGCCAAGCTGTTGTTGCAACTGTTGTAAACCAAGTCCACCACCAAGTAAACTTTGACCTGCAGCCAGTGCCTGTAAAGCTTGCTGCTGTCGTGCAGCGTCTAAAGCTTGCTGTTGTCCTGCTAGGTTTGCACCTAAGCCTGCAAACTGTGCGCCAAGGCCAGCCTGTTGAGCCTGAAGCCCACCAGCGACTTGTGCCAATTGAGCAGCTTGACCAGCAGCAGTAGTAGCCCTTCCAAGACCTTCTGACTCCAGTTGTGACTGAATTTGCTCTGCGGACAACCCAAGTTGTGACAGCTGTGCAGCCCTCTGTTGTGCTTGTGACTGCAACTGACTTGACAAGCCTGCTTGTTGCGTAAACATACCGCCTAGAGCCTGAGCTTCGCCAAGAGCTTGTCTACGTTCTGCTTGAGCTTGTTGTATGGCCGACAATGAAGCTCTATTACGTGCTTCTTCCTGTGCTGTAGCCATTGCTAGTTGTTCAGGAGTAGCGCCACCAAAGGCTGCTGAACGTGTACCTAAGCGTCCTTGTGCTGCCAAACGCTGCTCCAAAGCAAGACGCTGACGTTCTTCTTCAGGACGTTGTGTAGCACGTATGCGCTCAAACACTTCTGCTTCTCTTTCGCCCGTAGGTTGTAGCACCTGCTGTGCTGCTTGACCCGCAAGGCCACCGTACTGCTGTCGTAAGGCTTCTACGTCTGCAGGAGCAGTAGTACCAAGACCAGCCATGCCTAAGCCCAACGCTTGTTGGCCTAGTTGACCTATACCAGCGCTTGGTTGTTGACCTAAGAGTCCGCCTACTTCTCCTGCAAACTGTCCACGAAGGAGGTTTATGTCTGCAGGCTGTGCTCCAGCAGCTCCCATGAATTGACCGCCTAGACCAAAGGCTTGCTGGGACGCTGCTTGGGTAGGCAATATGCCAAACGTAGGTTGACCCATAAGTTGCTGACCTGCACCAAGAGCACCAAGACCTGCCTGAGTTAGCTGCGCTTGTCCTGCAACAGGTTGTCCAAACATCTGACCTGCTTGACCCATCAACTGTTGAGAGATAGCTTGCTCTTGCGGTGCCAATGTAACGCCTAGACCACCTTCAGGAGTTGTCTGAAGAACACCACCAGTACCTGTAGTAACAGTAAAAGGTCTAAACTGTGTCTGTTCAAGCTGTGTTCTAGCTAGGTCACCTGCTTCTGTGCGCGCTTGTTCACCTATTTCACCAAGGCGTTGATAAGCCTCTCCAGTAAGAAGACCACCAGCAGCAGCAATACCTCCAATACCAAGTAGTTTTGCAATATCTTCTGGACTCATTAGTACGTACCTCCGTCAATTGTTCCTGTAGACAGCGTACCTGTGAATGTCAACGCAGGAATCGTCACTGTGCCTGTAAAGGTTGGTGAAGCAATGTCTGCCTTTGTAGCGATAGCTGTAGATATAGCGTCAAACTCTGTTTCAAATTCAGCGCCCTTAATGATTTTACCGCTGTCTCCGGAAGGTAGACTGTCTTTAGCGGCAAAGTCAGTGGTCTTTGTATAGTTACTCATAGTACTTTACCCATTAGTGCTAATACGTTGATCTCTTGGAGAGACAAACCTGAACCGTCTATGTCTGCTTCCAACCCAATTGTTATAACTCCACCGCCTCCGGTAGTGTTTATGCCACGGCGTGACGTAAGATCACCACCTGTAAATTCTGCTGTACTGTTGTACTCACTTTCGTTAAAGTAACCTGTTATCTGATTACCTACAGTAAACTCTGCCGTCTGAAAGAATGTACCAAAGTCGTAAGCCCACTTAAGAAACATAATAGCGCTGTTAGCACCAACAATGGTAGGGCGTAGCTTTTTAAGTATCTTAAGGCGTGACGGGTCACCAAAGGTCAAACCGGGGCTGTAGTACTTGAAACGATACTTCTCGCCGTTGTCTCTGTAGCCACTGTATTGACCTATGCCTTCAGCGTTACCAATTAGTAACGTACCGTCGTCTTTTCTACCGTAAGCTGTAAAGCCTGTGCCGGGCCAGCGTGTTACACGGTAAGCACCATTCTCTAGTGTTCCTCGAACGTCGAAGCAGTAGGTAACATCTTGAGCTGTAAAAGTAATTAAGTAGAAGCCTTCTTCTGGGCTGTACACTGAACGGTAAAACTCAGTCTCATTTTGTAACAAGCCAATAATGTCTTTAGAAATAGTGCTTGACAAACTTGTAATAGGCATTGACTTTTCTTGTATTGTTCTACCAAAACTTTTGAGTCCCGTGTGTGACAAAAACAAAACGTCTGCGCCCGTGTGCTGCACAGTGTCACGATCAACACAACCAACGCCTGCTACAGTATCTGCAAGTGACATTGTTGCTGGGGCTTCTGCTCCTTGGTACACAACAATACTGTGCTTACCAAAGATAATCAATAGACCATTGTGTGCTGCTAATGCTACAATTTCGTCGTACCCGTCAGGCCAAACTTTAGATATGTCAATAGACCCGCTAGTACCACCGGACCAGTCATGGCCTATTAACAGGTCAGACCAGTACACTGTGGACTTGTCATTGTTTACGTCTGCTGTCCAAAGCCGTCCATAGGCTGCTAATACTTCATTACCGTACATGGTAGACGCAACACCAGCAGCACCTGTGACGGTACTTAATTTGACTACAGCTGCTCCAGCATTGTCATAAACAAGAGGTTCGTACCCACGTTGGAAAAAGTAAATTTTGTCATTAAAGTTAACCATCTTCCAGTTGTCTTGGGTAATAGTATAACTTCCGGGTGTCTCGTCAACTAACGTAGTTGTACCGCTAATGATCTTGTTATTACCTACAGAGAATATCTTTGTGTTGCCTCCGTTGTCTTCAAACTCTTTAATTGCTCTGATCTTGGCGCTGCCCAATACAGTTTTGTTTGTTGTAATGACACTGTATCCCTTACGTGACGCAATACGACCACGCTTGTCAATCACTGCGTTGTCAGCAATGTCAGCAAACGAAGGGTCTTGAGCCAGCGGAGAATCTTCTGTGTTGATTCCTTTGAAGGCTGGAGCAACAAGATTAATACTTTGTAATTGTTGAGCCATAGCTACCTCACGGCGTATAGAAGATTACTTCTTCTGGGTGCTTTTGAGCGTCTAGTGCAATAGCGTCAGACAGGTACTTAT